GCCTGAGAAATTCTTCACTCCCGAAGTGATGGAAGCACTTGACGAATGTGCCAAGAAGGAGTATAGTTATGGTACAGTGGACACCCTTGATGGAGATGATGCTTGATGGATCGAATTGAATCTAAAATTCTTTCAAATTTAATTTATGATGAAACATACACACGAAAAGTAATTCCCTTCATTAAAGAAACATATTTTGAACTCCTTCCAGAAAAAGTTGTATTCCAGGAGATTCAGAAGTATGTTATGAAATATGATGATATTCCATCTCAGTCAGTATTGAAGATTGAGATTGAGAATAGAAAAGATATTTCGGATGATGCTTTTCAAACTTCAGTCAATTTAGTAAATGATTTGAAGGAAGAAAAATTCGATGATCAATGGCTATTAGATACCACTGAAAAGTGGTGTAAGGACAGAGCCATTTATTTGGCTCTACTAGACTCAGTTAAAATTGCAGACGGAAAGGACAAGACTAGAAGCAAGGATTCAATCCCTTCTATCCTTTCCGATGCACTTGCAGTTTCATTTGATGACCACATTGGTCACGACTACATTTCAGATTCACAATCCCGATATGATTTCTATCACAAAAAAGAAGACAAAATTCCATTCGACCTTGAGCTATTCAACAAAATTACAAAAGGTGGCCTCCCTAACAAGACTCTCAATGTCGCTCTTGCTGGTACGGGTGTCGGCAAAAGTTTATTCATGTGCCACATGGCTAGCTCCATCCTCTTGCAGGGGCGCAATGTTCTCTACATTACACTTGAAATGGCAGAGGAAAGGATTGCTGAACGAATTGATGCGAATCTCTTGAATGTAAATATTCAAGACATCACCAATCTACCTAAAGCTACATATGAATCTAAACTAGCAAAGATATCAGAAAAGACTAGAGGTAAATTAATCATCAAGGAATATCCTACTGCTTCCGCACATGTGGGACATTTCAAAGCATTGCTAACTGATCTAGCTTTAAAGAAAGGATTCAAGCCAGATATGATTTTCATTGACTATCTAAATATCTGTGCTTCTTCACGATACAAAGGAACTATTGTAAACTCCTACACTTACGTCAAAGCTATTGCTGAGGAGTTACGTGGACTTGCGGTAGAATGCAATGTTCCGATTGTATCTGCCACTCAAACTACTCGATCAGGTTATGGTAACTCTGACGTTGAGCTTACTGATACATCTGAATCATTTGGTCTTCCCGCTACTGCTGATTTTATGTTTGCTCTTATCAGCACCGAAGAGCTTGAGAATCTAAATCAGATCATGGTCAAGCAGTTGAAGAATCGTTACAATGACCCCACTGCCTTCAAGAGATTCGTGGTGGGTATTGACAGGGCGAAGATGAAGCTGTATAATGTGGAGGACAGTGCTCAGAGAACCCTGATCCAAAGCGGTCAGCCCACTGAAGATGAGTACGAATCTAAATTTACTAAATCACAACGATCATTTGAAGGTTTTAAAGTATGACAAAAAAACTAATTAGTCTCGACGCATACCAAAATTTTGTTGGCGATACTACTAGTATTGCATCTAGCAATCCAGAAGAATTTGTTAATCGGGTAACTGAACTGGAACGCAAGGTGCCTGAAGACCACGTAAATGGTGTTGGCGTTGACTTGAACCGACTTCTCACTGCTGCAATTGGTCTTACTGCTGAAGGTGGTGAGTTTGCAGAAATTGCAAAGAAGATTGCATTCCAAGGTAAGCCATATAACGAACAATCTCGTACACATATGATTAAAGAGATGGGAGACGTGATGTGGTATATTGCTCAAGGTTGTATTGCTCTAGGTACTAATATTGAAGAAGTCTTAGAAACTAATGTAGAAAAACTAACTGCTCGTTATCCTGAAGGAGCATTCCGAGTATTCCATTCCGAAAACCGTAAAGAAGGAGACATCTGATGAACAATAATGATTGCCTAAAAGATGTATTTGGCAAGAACTCTACAATGATTTTGTCTGATGTAGAAAAACTACGATCTATTGGGCAGTCATTTAACTTCACAGTTTCTCAGCATAAGATGTTCATGATTGCTCTTAGAAACGCAGAGAATTCAATCAAGAAAAACTCTGCGTTTCTAAATTTTATTTTCAAGAATCAGACGTTTTATTTGTTTGTAATATTCAAATCATTTATACAAACGCCAGGAAATTTAGATACATTTGAAGAGTATTATTCCAAAGCTACTCGCAATAATAAAAATGCAAAGTATGGATTGGACTTCTTCAAATTGTATCAGCAAAACTTTGAAGAGATTTATAGACTAGCAAAGTATTTGACCACCGCTAAATCCATTGTAAGAACTAAGTTTTAACCTAAATAATAGATGTAGAACTTTTGTTTTTGATGAAAACTTTTAGGCAATTTATAACAGAAGCACGAACTCCTGCGGGAAAGGAAGCGGAGAAAAAAGGTCTTGCCCATGCAGGAAAAGGATATTACACTGACGCTAAGGGAAACGTTGTAGCCAAGAGTGAAAAGGGTGGACAGAAGCTAGTACCTATTTCAAAGGAAGATAAGAAGAAGTTAAAAGATGGTAAACCTCTTATGGGACCATCTTCTGTTGCAGACATGCAAAACATGTCTCAACCACCACAACCCCAGTCACAATCACCAGAAACCACTGCAGAACAACCTCCAGAGCAACTTGAGCCTGGTGATGGTCCTGCAGTGGTTATTACTTTTGGAAGATTTAATCCCCCTTCAATTGGGCATGAAAACCTCATCAATGCGGTTCAGGAACAGGCAGAAGAACTGGAAGCAGAGTATAGAATTTATCCAAGTAGAACATCAGATAAAAAGCAGAATCCGTTAGACTTCAAAACCAAGTATAATATTCTCCAGCATGTATTCACCGATCATGCAGAGAATATTATCAATGATCCCGAAAATGGAGATAATATTTACGACATTCTGACTTCACTGCATGATGAAGGATATCACCATGTAGTCATTATGTGCGGTGACGAAAATGTTCAAAAGTATGAAAAGATTGCACAAAAATATAATGGTACAGTTTACGATTTCTATGGAGTAGAAGTTGTTGGTGCTGGAATGCCAGATCCAGATAATGATAAATCTGAAGGCATTACAAGTTCTATGATGCGTAAGTCAGCACTTGAAAATGATTACGAGACATTCAAGCAAGGTCTTCCCGGCAATGTAAGTAAAAAGGAATGCCGTGCAATCTATAGTCAAGTTCGTAAGTCTATGAGTTTGAAGGAAGAACTTTGGATGATCGCTCCAAATCTAGATAGTAGCAATCTTCGTGAAGAATACTATCAAGGTAATATTTACAATCTCGGTGAGCATGTAATAGATTCAGTTACTGGCATATCTGGAAAGATTGTTACCAGAGGATCTAACTATGTAATCTTTGTAGATGAGCAAAAGAAAATTCACCGTACATGGATTAAAGATCTAAGCTATCATCCAGGTCCACTTGAAATTGGAACTGATGATTACAGAGAATATCTACAACGAATGCATCCTACCGAGCCAGTTAAGTCATTTACTAAAGGTAAGCGAAAAGATAAATAATAATAAATAGAACTTCAATAACGTACAGAATATGGATTTATCTATTGTCTCACAGTTCATGTCACTAACTCCTGACATGATGTATAAGGCTACAAAGATGGTTGAAACTGTTCAATCATATTTTCCAGGTGATGTGGAATCTCAAGAGGAGTATCTAAAAGAAAATCTAATTGATCAAACTCTTGAGTATGCTTTAACTCTTCTTGAAGATAAAAAGGTTAGAGATTACATAAATACATCAATGTACACCAATGGAACTACTTTTAGTGCTCCAACTCTAGCACTTTATAATGTTCCTTCTCTGCCAGAAATGAAGAAGCGCATTCAGGCTAAGCTAAATGCAAGAGGTAATAATGCAAATGTACGTAGGGAAGAAGTTGAAATTATTGATGAAAAGCTAAAAGGTCTCAAGTTCAATGGTGAGAATCCTTGGTGGGAT